TTTGCAACGACCATTTTTTATATTCGTTATCTTTGTGTTTGTTATAATCCTTTAAATAAGCCAATGTATTCAGGTACTCGATCACATTCAGATCGTAGGTTTGATTTACCGTTATATTGCTGAAGTCTGCGACCTGTTTAGTGCTAAATACCCACCCCCAACGCTCCATAAACGGGCTGCCTTCTCCGCCAGTTCCTTGTTCTGGATTGAGGAGGTTATGGTACTGCTTATTAATTCGTTGAATAGTTGACAAAAAAAAAGCATACACCCGTAAACCTCCAAGAACTTTGCCCCTAGCAAGTCATCAGCTACCCTATCATGAGGCACTACCCCGTATCCTTGGTATCTCTTGCCCTTCATAGGTAGGAAGAAGCACGCAGCAATCTTGTTAAGCTGCATGATCTCACCGCTAAAGGCTAGAATATCTATGTACTGCCCCGCTGTGATTTCGTTTACCTCATAGCAGAACTTGTATTGGTTATCCCCTACCTGAAGAAAGTCTACAGGCTTGGTCTCAGGCAGGTTATCAAAGAAAGATAGCTTTTCGCCGTACTCTTTGATTAGATCCCTATACTTGTAGTCATCGTAATCCCGCTCATTCTTACCCTCGATCACAGCTAGCATTTTCTGCTGCTTTTCGATTATGTTTAAATTTGCGTTTACCTCGATATCGTACAAGGTTATGAATTGACCGACAGTTAATTTGTCCCACATGGCTTTAAATATATTTTATTGGTTTGATGTTTTTATCTGAAGGAGTACCTGCCCAAATGACTCTTGGATATCTTGTTCACTACCGAATAGCGCAGGGCATCAAGTGCGTGATTGAAATTATCCACGGGCTTGTTGGTCATCTGCCCGTTTTTATCTTCGATGTACTTGTAATTCCTTAACTCTTTGCTAAGGTTAAAACTGCTTTCGGTTGCGATCAGCTTGTATCTCCTGATTATGTCAATGCCTATGTTTATTGATCCCTTGATAGTAGGCTTCACATTCCACCCCATCCTGTAGATTTCTTCTATACTTTTTGGCTCTGCTGAATCCGCATAGATTTCATTGCTCCGATCTAGTCCAAGTACCTTCATTTCGTTTGCTATGTCTTGGTTTGTCATGCCCGTGCGGTAAAGCAATTCATCAACATACATATCATCATTAAGGATGTAGGTACGGACTAAGCTAGTCGGATCACTTGAGTATCCAAAGTCAAGGCCGTAGCTTACTAGCTTTGCTTCCTTTGGTATTTCTTTTGTGGTAGAGAAAGTATATACTAATGACCTAGCCTGTCCCCTTTCCCCAAGCCCGTAGACCCGCCAATAGTTCTCGTCTATCCCTCTAAGCCTTTCAATTTCTTCTTTGATTACATCGCCTAAAAATGGGTTGTCCTTGTAGGTAGTCTGGAAGAACTGCACATCAGCCCTAGGTAGCACCTGATCGTAAATCCAATGGAACTCCTCAGATGGATTGTAATCCAGAATCACCTTTTCATTTGTACGGAACAGAAGCTGCGTCCAATCTTCATGCGTTAATTCGTTGGCCTCATTTGCAAAAAGTAGATCTCGCTTTCTACCCCTGATCTTCTGAGGCATATCCAAAGAAATAAACTCGATCGTGTTTTCGTTCAGCCTGTATTCGTTATTGCTTTTGCTGTGGTAGTCTTCCGAGTATATGTCATGATCCTTGAGGATCTGAAAAAAGTCTCGCATGACCGTACCCCTCAAAGCAGGAAAAGACTTTCGGCAGATCGTGATTATCTTGCCCTCATTCCTTTGGCAGTAAGCAAAGATAATCCAAAGCAGGATGTTAAAAGTTTTCCCTGATCTAGTGCCCCCTTGCTGCACTACTATCTTTGCCGTGCTTTCTTCAAGATGCCTGAATACTTTGTTTGTTTTTAGTTTAATCTGCGCCATCTATAATGGTCACCTCAAAAAGTTTCTTGCCATCTGCCCCGGTTACCTCCTGCCTTTCTACATAGCCTCTTGATTTGCCCTGAGTTTTTAGAAAGAAAATGATGGCAGTAGTATCACCGCCATCTATCTTCTGATCTAACTTACTTTCAACAAAATCTAGCCTAGTATTCCGCCCTTCGATTACAGCCTGTTCTAAGCCCTCCTGCTCAATCCATTTGTAAAGGGTAACTCTATCTACCTGCAATGATCTTGCAGCCGTAGACAGGTTGCCAAATGCCTTCACAATGGCTTTCTCAATTACAGATGTATCAGGCTTTTTCATAGTGTTGACTTTTGATAATTATTTTAATTCAAATGATGCAGTAATTCTATTGCTTTTTTTACCTTTTGCAACTTTTAATTTATTGCCTCCTCCTGTTCTGCCAAAGTGATAACAATTCCAGAAATTAATTTTTTTCAAAGAATTTATTAAACTTGGTGATGAAGTTACAATAGTAAATCTCCAATTTTCTTTTTTGTAAATTTTACCTACTTCATTTAAAAACTTAATTCCAAATCCTGCTCCTTGATAATCAGGTAAAATAACAAGCCTATGAACTTTTTTTATTGTTTTATCAACATTTGGTAAATGAAGAACGCTTAAAAATCCTGCCACTTCATTATTAATAATTGCTATAAATACATTTGCAGCATTATTATGAGCATGATTTAAATAATGATACTTAGCAAACATTTTCCAAATTGACTTATCTCCTGTTTGGTATATTTCAAATTTGATTTCTGGTCTATTTTTTTTTTGCCCTTCAAGAGATTGAAAGGTCATTGAATCAGTATTAAAAACCCAGTCAGGTAAAAGCCAATCTTGAACGTCATGATGACAAGTAACTGCGATAAATTTTTTATCTGTTTTTCTAATTGCTTTCTGCATAGCAAAAGAACCAATTTGAGCCACGTTTCTATCAACAACAGAAGTAAACTCATCAAATACAAAAAACTTTTTTTCATCTAAAATTGATCTTGCTAGATCAACTCTCATTTTTTGACCATTTGATAAAACAGAATATGGTTTTAACCAACTTGGAGGACTTGAAAAGCCAACTGAATTAAATGCATTTGTAATTTCTTCTAAGCTGCATTCTTTTGGCATATCATCCAAAATTGTTTCAGCAGTATATTCAAAATTAGTTACGTATGCATCCTCAAAGAGTTGTTTTGCTATCGTAGTTTTTCCTGTACCGCTTTTACCTACAATCAATCCAACTTGCCATTTATCATCTATGTCAATATTTCCACTAAAATGCTCAACAATGTTTTCAGATTGCAAATCAAATTTACCAATCACAGAAGCAACCCTAAAAGTTTGCTTTGGCTTTACTTCTCTTATAATGTCAAAAGTCGGCATTCTAATCCTAGTTCAATAAGTTTGTTATAGGTTTTTTCTTGTTCTTCTTCTGAATTACAGTTTACCTCAATTTTAAACATTTGATTTAAAGTATCCGATAAATCGTTTGGTTCTTGATATTCTTCAATACTTGGAACAGTTAATCCCCATTCTTCAAGTAGTTCAGGCTCCCATTCGTTTGCAAGCATATCCCAATCCCATTCACCGAAGCCTACATTATCCTTAATAATAAACTGCTTTTGTTCATCTTCTGTAAGATCATCAGCAAAGATGATTGGCACTTCTTTAAGACCTGCTTCCTTGCAAGCCTTTAGCCTCATGTTACCCCCTAGCACTATCATGTCAGCATTGACCACTATAGGCCTAATCTCTAGCATCTTTGGGAACTCCTGAATAGACTTGACTAACTTGCTGAACTTATCGTCCTTGATTATCCTTGGGTTATTTGGATTGCTTTTGATCTCGGATAGCTTAACGGTTTTAATCTTCATTAGTCTAGCTTTTCGTTTGCTACCTGTATAGCTTCCAAGGGCTCAATCTCTTTTTCTTCTAACTGATTAGGGATGCCCGCATCGTCTAGTAACTTCTTGAATAGGTAGGCTAGATCAAAGACCCCTTGCTCTTCATCCTCAAGAGTTATGCTAATTACTTTTTTTGCGCTGTTAAAATTTAGCTGAAATTTTGCCATGATATATATGTTTTGGTTTTAGTTTAATTAATCCATCCATTTGCCATGATTCCTAAGATGCCAAAACCTATGCTTAAGCACCTCAAAAATTAAAGATGTAAGGCTGTCAGACTCATAGACTCCTGCGCTTACTTCTAGTTTAAATTTTGCCATAATTAGAAAGGTAGATCGTATGTTTCTTCTTCAAAGGTGCAGGTGCACTCGGCATCTTGTTAACCTGTGAGGTTAAATTTTCTTCTTTTTTGTAATCGTTTAGGGTGATATTCACATCCTTGCCAAAGTCATTTGGCTGATCATTAATATTAATGTTGATGTTGAAATACTCCTTTCCATTGTAGGTATAGGTATGCGCTTTTGCTTCAGTCATACAGATCGTAGCTGTCATCCAAGATGCGCTTCTTTTCTTTCCGTTTCCTAGTCTTATTTTTGGTTTGGTGTCCATTTGGTTTTATGTGGTTTTTGGTTTTCTTCCTCTTTTCACAGGTGCTGTTACCCCTTCTTCTTGTGCTACTATTTCTTCAGCAACTACTTCTTCCTGATCCCTGTACCACGTTGTATGTTCTGTATTAGTGTACCATCCATAAAGGTAGTTGACCAACTCCATGCGACAGCTACTGCACCAATGGCTAAAATTGTGAGTAGGGCTTACATAGGTAGTGTATAGGTGAATCAGATCTGTGTATACATCCTTTTCGTAGTTACGGATAAATGCGTGCTTCTTGTAACATTCGTACAGAGGCATGTGCTTCTTGAATAATTCTAAATCTTCAGGTGTCATAGTTCAAATTTGTTAGTTAGGTATTGCTCAATCCAAAGGTAAATAAATGGGACTGCGCTGCTTATAAATATTGCAGAAAGCAAATCCGTTTTTAAGGCTAGATAAAACAGGCTAATCCAAAAAGACATACAGAAGGAGCAGCTAAAAGGTTTAACAAGTTTTCGATTTGTAAACTTAGTAAATAGGGCAGGAATATTTATGATATAAAAGTACAGCAGGGTAATCCCTACCGATCCTAATAAACTAGCTGCGATTTGATACATGATCTAATTTTTTTAATGGTTATAAAAATTGAAGTATGCGGGATACCTGTTTGCTTTGATACCTTCCGAACGCTTCCAAGATCAACATACATTCGAAGTATTTCCTGATCGTACCAATACAATCCCTGTACTATCTTGCTGATCCCATCCGCTACCTCTTGACTGTTATCTATCTGCTGTTCTTCCTTTACAAACTTCATTATATCCTCCACAGGAACTAGGCTTCCGTATAGCCTGCCGAACTTCCCGTATTTGCTATTAGTTTGATTGCAGCATATCCGCACTATCCAAAACTTAAAAACCTGCTTTCCTTTGGCTTCTAGTTCTTGTAATTTACTTTCATCGTATTCTAGGACTATCACCGCTACCTCCTGCCGTAGATCTTCCCATAGATCCTTACCTATGTTCTGAAATACATATTTGAACTCCTGATCGTACAGCCATCCAATCGCTTTCATTTCAGGCTTATTACTTCCCCTGTGGGCTGCCCTGAAAAATCACAAAGCCATCCATTCCATTCAAAGCGGATCTCCTTCTGTCGGCCGTAATATGAGGCAGCTAGCATTCTTATTTGCTTCTGTACTATCTCAATGTTTTGAAAGCTGCCTTTCCCCTGATTAACCCACTTAGACCATTCCCCGCTTGAAAGCCTGTAGCGGATTTCAAGAGAATAGTCTAGCTTTAATTTGGGCAGGGTTCTAGCCATTCCTTTCTTTGATAATTACTTCTAATCCTATAGCCTCACAGATCATGCGCAGGTTAAAAAGGCTTATAGATTCCCATCCATTCTCCACCTGATTGATAGGCGCATGGCTGATGCCTAGCTTTGCGCATAGTTGAAGCTGGGTGTATCCGCTTTTCTTTCTCGATTTTCTGATTAATAGTCCTTCTTGTACGCTCATTTATTTTGTTATTTATTCAAATATAGGGTAAAAATTAATATCCTATTTTTATAGGTGAATTTTGTCTAAAAAGGTAGCATTTTATAAATCCCCATTTGTATAAAATCTTCCCCTTTTTTCACAATGCACTTCCTTACATTCAATTCAAAGACCATTTTGTCGTTAAAACCGTACTTTTTTTGTGCTAGATCTAGCAAAAGTTTAATAGGATTATCTAAATCACTAGCCGAATTGCTGAAGCCAAAGAAAAATTCAATTCGCAGCATCTGATCTTCAGCAACTTTACCCGCAGGCATCCTTAGTAAGATCTCTTTTTCATACTTTTTGTACGCAGGTGTCTTAAATCTTTTGCCTTGCCATGCCAGATTTACTGATAAGGGCTTTTGATTAAGTTTAAATTGAATCATTTGCAGGCCTTATAAACAAAGTCCATTGCTATCGTAACCCCGGCTACAATAAAAATGAACCACAGGCCACAGTCAAAGTTAAAGGTGATCAGCGCAAAGCAAGTCAGTAGCGTAGTTTGTATGCTGAATAGATCCTGCTTTTTAGGTGTTAGATTTTCAATTAACTTTTTCATATCAATTTGTCTAGGTTTTTATTTTCCTTTATTGATTCTAAAATAAATAGCTTCCATATCTTATTTTTGGACTTTGCCCCTACGGTGACTTCATCTATGTACCTGGTGTTGATTCTTAACTCCCTGCGGACATCCTTTTCAATGTCTTCGACCGGGTACTCCCACGGTTTTAAAATTCCTTGCTCTTGAAACTTATTAAACCAATTCCCGCCCCACTCGGATAGGTCTTTGCAGTACCCACTTTCCTTTGCACTTTCATAGTTGTCTCGAAATATCTGCTTTCCGATCTCTATCCATTGCGCTATTTCTTCCTCTGTAGGTTCACGATCTACCCGATTCATTGCCTGTACCTCCTGTATTATTTGACTCTGGTGGTGCGCATAGTATTGATTGATCCATACGCTCACATTCTTTTCGTTAACGTGGTAGAAGTCCCCGTACTGCCCCCGCATCCCTGCGTGCAGAATGTAATCTACTCGGCTTTCGTTCATCCATCCAAATCTTCTAAATAGATTGTGAAGGCAATCAAGTAATTCATAGGCATCACTTTCTTTGTATTCTTTGAACTGCTTTAAACCGCAAACAAATTCCATTTTTTGCAGGTGCTTTAAAATAATTTCTCTCATTGCTTTGATTTTTTAAGTTCTTCTTGATACATTTTTGCAAAAATATTTTCCCTTGGGCTTTCTTTTTTTACAATCGGGTTTCCTCTTTTGACCCAATTAAAAAAATGCTCCTTTGCTAGCTTTTCATTTTCTTTAAAGTCTGCCTTCAAGATGCATTCCTGCCTAAAGGTATTCAAATGGTTTTTAACTTCATCCAAATCAGTTTTCCAATTTATAGCTAATCTTTCTAACCAAATCTTATTATTCCATAATTCTCTAAAAATCGCATTATGTGAATCCTCATTTACTTTATTTTCTTTTTCTTTAATTTCTTTTATTTCTTTTCCTTTACTTTCTTTTAATTGCATTGCATCCGCATTGACTTCGCTATGCGTTCGCATTGCATTCGCATCATTAATTTGATTCCAACGTTTCTTGGCTGATTCCCTAGCCTTTTCAGATCGTTCCTCTTTCATCTCCATCCTTTTCAAAAGACTTTCTGACCAAAAAAACTGATCATCAATACCGAATAAATCAAAATCATTTATTAACCTTTGAATGCTATCCTCTTGCGAATGCAATGCAAATGCAATGCTTTTGTAATGCGTTCGCATCCTGTGATCTGATTCATTCCTAAGCATCTCAACTAATGCCCAGAATAGACCGTACCCTTCCCATCCCATCTCCATCCGTAGCTGAAGGATTTTAGGATCATCTTTCGCATTTGAATCGTGCGAAAAGTAATATGCTTCTTTTTTCATATTAAATAAAAAGCCCAACAGGTAGGAGTCTGTCGGGCTAGGTTTAGTAAACCTTTGTGAAATCATTTTTGGCTCCTACCTCAAAAATGATTTGATACTCAAATATAAAACTTTTTTTGATTATCCAACAAGATTTCTGCTTTTTAATTGGTTATAAATACAGGCATAGGATCTACCTAGTTCTAAGGCAATCACCTTTGTAGGTATCCTGTCCTGCCAGAGTTCAAAGATTCTTTCTTTGTCTTGATCTGTTAGATTTTTGCGCCTCATTTTGATAGGTAGTAACTAGCAATTCTCTTATCATTTACCGTGAGCATGTCCGTGACTATGTCTAGGCCTTCTTCCCTTATATTAGCAATCCTAGCAGCAAGCCTGAAGCAGCCAAACATATTTAAGGCATCTAGCTGAGTTATGGATTTGCCATTCAAAAGCCATCCTTTTATTAGCGCAGTTTGTGAGTCGGTCGATTTCATAGGGCTGATATAAATTTTTTACACTCGTTTAAATTAGTTACAAATTCTTCTTCTGTGATCTCCTGATAGTTTTCTTCCTTTATGATATACTGCACATAGCGGATATTTTCTACCCGTATGCTAGGGAATAACTCAAGCGCAAAAATATTATCCATTCTGCTAGGGTAGTAGGTCACCGCTACGCATGTGCTTTTATCTAGCAGCTTGTAGTATGTGTACTTGCTAATAGTAAAGTAGGTAGAGAGGGTGAACTCCGCTTCTACTTCTACAGACTTGAGGGTTTTGATTGTTAGATTTTCCATTCGTTTTTTGGTTTTAGGGTTTAGGATAATTTAAGACCTAGCAAATAAAACAGCGCAAAGATTGGCGCAAAGGCTAGGATCGTGTACAAGATTTTTGCTAGTGTTTTCATAGTTAGAAAGTAAAGCCCCCCGAAGGGGGCAGGTTTTACAGTTCGTATAGGTTATCACAAAATTTGATGAAGTCCTGATCAGGCATTCTTTTCATTAGGATATCAAGTACTGCATCAAACATACAAGAAGCAGCATCTGAAAAGTCATTTTTCAACCTGTTTGCTGACTTGATTAGTTCTTCTGTGCTTAATTTGCTAAATTTTTGAGTTGCTACTTGAGTAAATTCTTGCTTTGTCATGGTCTTTTTTTTTGGTTAGAGTTATTTGATAGACAAAACTAATAAATAAATTAGAATAACAAACTATTTTATCACAAATATTTTTGAATTAATTTTTTATCCGTAGCCTCTTTCACTAGATCCGCCACTAGCTTAAACTTAATTTCTAGATCTTCAGCTATTTCTTTCTTGGAGTACCCCCAGCAGGACAAGGTTATCACTCGGTTGACTAATTCCCTCGGCATCTCATTGACTAGGTTGGCCCTTGGGTTATTTGTAGATACTTCTAATATGTGATAAAGGATATAATTAACTGAAGTTATCCGCACCCCCATGATCTCCGCTATCTCGTGCTTCGTGTGGCCTTGCGTGTATAGTTCCCGAACCAATGGAACTAGGCTTTCATGCTTGCAAGCTGCCATATTTTCTCAAAGGTTTCATTAAACGGTAGCTTTTCATTTTGACAGGTAGACTTCACCCCCTTGGGGGCTAGGTCTCCAGGTCTCTGTATGAATTTTCCTAGGTATAGATATGGGATCATTTGATTTGCAGGTTAAAATTTTCAATAATTCTAGCACCGAATACTGTCTCACCTTTTTTGATTGCTTCTTTGATAGCCATCTTGTCTGCCGTTACTACGGTCTTAACATTCTGGAAAGCAGAGGGCAGGGCTTCTACCACATCTACTTCCACCGCCTCGGATCTTCTCAAGGATATCTTGAATAGGGGTGATTCTATCTTCTCAATTCCGCTTATTAGCATGGCTTTCTTGAGGCTTTCTGTTAGCCAAGTAACCTTCTTATCCCTGCTTTCTTTCATGGCTTTGAGTCGCTTAATTTCAGCGTCTATCTGATCCGCTTCCCCTTGGTAGTTGCTGATCACCTTAGCATAGTTGATGCCTTTAATCTGTAGCTGTTCCTGATTAATTAGCAGTTCAGCTTCTAGTTCGGGTGTGAGTTCTTCTGTTTCAAGAAGCGCAGCTAGATACTGCGCTTCGTTGGTGATTTCGTATAGGTTCATCTTTATTTTGTTTAGAATATTTTACCTCCACATTGATAGCAAAAGTTTTTTTGCTTTTCTTCCTCATAAAATGTATGAGGTTCACATTGGCAATTAGGTTTCATTTTATAGTATTTCTTTTCTGCTTTTTCAATCATTTCAATGATTTGATAAAGGCTATCTATTGACAAGGTTACGTATGCCATATCATTTGTATTTATTTGAATGCATTCTGCACCTGTAAATTCCACATCGAAGGGATCTAATTCTTCATCTACAATAACGGATATTAAAGCACCGTCTTTTCTTTTCTTTATTTTGTACGCATTTGGTACAAGTACATTTACAATATTCATAGTAGCCCGTCAAGTATGTCTGTTTGATCTTTGGTTAAAGTGTATTTTTTTAGTGCCTCCTTGGCTGTCTTCTGCTGCTCTGGAGTTCCGTTCAAGTACTGAACTATCCCTGCAAACTGCTGCTCTGTAGGTAATACTT